CTCATCTGAGGTCAAGCCAGTCCCTTGAATATCAGCGACCAGCTGAGCCAGCGTGCGCACAGACAGCACGCCGGCCGTGAGCAGTGCATAGCCAGAGCTGATAACCTTCTTGATCTTCTTGCCGGTCGTGTCGTAGAACGCGACAAGCTGGTCTGCCACCGAAGACGTCTCTTGCGAGATAACGTCAGCGGTACCATCACTGGCCAGCACCCACACGATGTCTGAAGAACCCAGCGTGATGGTGGCCGGCGTGATCTGCCGGTAGCTGCGGTGGGCGTTCACCGTACCAGAGGTGACTAGCACCGTGGCATTCAGCAGTTCCGAGCCTGCATCGGCATCTGTGGCGCGCGTGGGCGCACCACTGGCATTCACCGTGTAGATGCCATTCTCGGTTGCCGCCGCTTGGTCCTTGATGAGGATACGATCACCGGTGGCCAGCACCACGCCGTCAACGGTATCACCATTCTCGAAGGAAGTAGCCAGCGTGCCGGCGGCTACGGTAGCGACGCGTACTTCTGTCTTCTGGTTGTTGCCTGATACGTTGGCCAGCACGAAGGAGCGTACCGCCTTCTGCGTCGCATAGATGTCGTCGCTGTTGGCGGCAAGCGTTGCATCGGTGTCTTTGACGCTGAGCGCAATGCCTGAAGCTAGGCCGGCACCGGTAGTCCCGCCGCTTACACCCGCTACCTTCTCGGTGCCGTCCCACGTAATGGGGTTGTCGGTGTATAGCTGGGATATTGACTTGTCAGGCATCGTTCTCTCCTACCTGCTTCCGCAGTTGAATCTGGGAAGTGGTCTTTTTCTCAGCTTCAGGAATGGTGTCAATGTCACCGTAGCCGCTGTTCTGCAGGAAAGCCTTTAGCTCGGGGCGGAACTCCAGCACGATGTCACTGAGCATGTCAATGCGCTTGCTCATGCGCGCTATCTTCTCATCACGCAGAATGGCTTGCATCTTCAGACGCTCGTAGTCGTCCTTCAACTTGGCGTACCGTGTCCACGTTTCCTTTTCACGTTCGATGGCAGCGTCGCGATCTTTCACTAGTTGGGTCAACCAGCCGCCTTCCGTTTGTGTCTTGGTTATCTCCGTCTGCGTTTTGTTCAGGCGCAGCCAGACGCCGAACGCACCAAGTATCCCAAGGATACCAGTGAGCGCCCACCCTTGGAAATCACCCACTGATGGTATCGGGAAGGCCATGGTACTGCGCGTCACGGAGATACTTTTTCATCATTGAGCCCAGTACGTACCAGTGACACGAATGCGGCCACCAGGATTGTGAGCTCTAGAGAGTTGCCCGGTGATAGCTCTCCGATTGTTGTAGTAGTCATGCCCGTCATGACGAACCAGATGAACAGTCCGTAGGCATTGATGAGGAACGCCATGCGCGGCCGGGGAATCTCGTCCCACTGCCGCCACAGCACACCCACGAAGTGGATGAAGAACAGCGCGCCCCATGCGTTCGCACTGAACACTGCGCGCATACCTTCCCACGCTGGGCGGCTATAGAACACAGAGTCCTCACCACTCACCCACAGAATCACTGCAAGGATCAACGAGGCTACTGCCAGCAGCACCCGTATCGTATTCGTGTCGCCCTCAATGAGGATGCGACGAAGCTTGGTGGCAAAGCTAATCATGGCTGGAAACGTTCGCCGGGTTGACCCGTCCTCACCAGTGCCACTATACCCACCAAGACCATCGTGAATTCTATCGCGCTGAAGGTGTTGAACGAGCGGACCAACTGCGCTTTCATGCCGGCCATCACGAACCATGTCAACAGCCCCAAGGCGTTTATCGCGAATGCCCAATGCAGGCGGGGTCGCTTGTCTAGCTGCCGCCACAGCACGCCCAGCGCGTGTAGTAGGAACAGGGTACCCCATACCGGCGCAGGGAACGTAGCGCGTATTACAGACCCCGTAGGTAGCTGCCACTGCGTCGGGGCTAGGTTAAACAGGCTGACCGCTATGAGGAAGGACCCGGTACCCAGCGTGACACGCGCCGTATTGGCATCCAGCCGCTCAAAGATGTCGTGCCACGCAGCCATCTGGAAACCTCAAAGAAAAAGCCCCGGGCCATTGCTGGACCGGGGCTTCTCTGCGGAACGCCCTTGCTGAGCGTGCCCCTACACCGCTGTCGCTTAGTACGCGACGTTCTTGATGAGGAACACCGCGCCGGTGCGGCGGGAAGCCCAGTAGACGTAGCGCTCGGCACGGATGCCGATCATGTTGTTCTGCCAGAGGCTGAACATGGCCGAAGCGCTGGACGACGGGTTGTCGACCATCTGCAGGGACGCTTCGCGGGACACGTCGATCATGACCTCGCCGTCGTCGGCCACGAAGATTTCCGAGGCTTCGATGAGGGCGATGTAGGTCTCGAGCGAGCCCGAAGACGCCGGCGACGACTGGTCACGCAGGCGGACGTTGGCCGAGGTCACCACCGGCACGCCGAGCAACACGCCACGGGTCAGCTCGTCCCGGAACGCGAACACATCTTGCGATGTGCGCAGCGTCATCAGGAAGTTCTTGGTCCGCGGATGCATCACCCAGTACGGGTTCCGCATGTTGATGTTGTTCGTCGCCATGTAGGTCAGCGCGGTGTTGAGGTCCGCGGTGACTTGGGCGACCGACGAGCCGGTCGAGTTGATCATGCTCGTGCCCAGCGTCAGGCCGTTGGTCAGCGCACCCGGGGAGGTGCCCGAGACGGCGGCGACGGTCGGGTCGAACATCTGCACGTCGATGAACTGCGCGATGGTGGCGATCAGGTCCTGGCGCACGGTGGCTTCGGCCGACGGCGTCGAGAAGCGAGCCAGCTCTTCGGTGATCGCCACGATGACCGCAACCTTGGTGTGCGGAATCGTGAACGAGTCGAATTGCAGCTTGCTCAGGGGCTTCGGCGCGCCCTCGCCGACCCAGCCGGCGGTGGCACCGCTGGTCTGACGCGGCATGCGCACGTTGAAGGGCACCGACTTCCAGCCGGTGATCTTGCCCATGATCGTTTCCGGACGCAGGAGCTCGATGAACTCGCTGGTCATGTCCGTGTACTGCGCCAGCGGGAGGGCCCAGTTGGTGTCCGTCGTGGTACCGGCCGCAACGGCGGCGCGGAGCACGGCTTCGACCTCGGGGGTCTCACGCGACCAGCGAGACTTGGCGATCTCGGCGGCTTCCATGCGGTTGCCTTGAGCCGCCGCCAGCGACATCGCGTAGCGGGTGAACGACGTGCCCTTGGGCAAGTTGCGCACGACCTGGAGGCGCGGCTTGTCGCCGATGTCGACGCCGGCGGCGCTGGCGTTGCCGCCGTGGGCACCGACGTTGATCGGATCGGCCGTCTTGATGAGCAGCTTCTCCATCTCGAGGCAGTTCTCCAGTTGCTTGTCGACCGAAGCAACGTCGTTCTTGAGCTGGTCGAAGGTGACCTGCTCGGCGTCGTCGAAGGAACGGCCTTCGTCCATCGCCTTGGCGTGGATGCCTTCCATGGCCGTCACCTTGTCGCCGCGGAGCTTCTTCAGCTGGGCGATGCGTTCTGCAAGTGTCATGATCTCTTTTCTCCCTGATGAGGATGATTACTTCCGAATGCCCGCAACGCCGAGCTTGATGATTTCCAGTTCAGCAGCTCGCAGCCGGTTCTGGACTAACGCGTCCACCGGGCGGGGTGCAAAGACCCGCTGCAAGTGCGTCTCTGGGATATGCAGAGACTTCGCCAGTGAAAGCGCGGCCGGGTTGGCGGGCACGCTCACAAGCGAAATCTCGAACAACTCTTGTCCGTTGAACTCCATGCCGGTGATGCGGTCGTTCTTCTCATCACGGATGTAGTTGGGCTCCTTGGTAGGCATAAAGCCGACCGAGACAGCCCGGATGATCTTCTGCTTCAGCAGCGACCGCAGCGAATCGATGAAAGGGCTGGTACCCTGCGCCGCCATCTTGATGCGGGCCATCAGGGTCTTGCCTTCCACCCAGACCTTGGTCGAGATGCCAACAGGGTTGGAGTTCTGGTGCTGGAACAGGACGATGGGGTTGCGCTTGTAGTTGGCCAGCTCCCAGCCGGCTACTCGAACGACGTCACCATAACGGTCAACCGTCTCGTCCGAAGCGCAGAACTCGTACGAGTCATCATCCCCGGCAGCCTTTAGCTCACCGGTCTTGAAGACAACCTTTTGAGTAGCCATTACCGACGCTCCAAAACTTACGGAGGGTCGGATTTATGTCCGGGTATCGGACCACCGCTTTCCCAAGCCCTTGCTAGTCTTCCTGTTCTTCTTTCCGCTGGTCTTTGGAAGGCTCGCGCTGCCGAGGTTCCTGTGGCTGCTGACGCTCGCGCTTTCCTGGACGCTGGTAAGAGTCACATGACTGCATGGCCGGGTTTATACCACAATCCCCGTGCTGTGCAAGGCCCAAAAAGTTTCAATGAAACCGACCGTGTGCGGTTTTACGCAATCACAAAGTCGTCAGCCGTAACCTCAGCCGTCGCCTCGCCGGGCGGGGCTATAGCGGCGTGCACGGCCATAACGCAGGCCACCATGGGGTCTATACGGGCGCTGGACTTGCTCTTGTCCAGCTTGCGGTTGCCGGCCGGGTCGCGCACGGCGATGGCGTTGCCAGCGGCCAACACTAGCAGCGGGTGCGCGCCATGGGCCAGGAGCCGGTTGAGCAGCACCGCCTCCATGGTTTCCATGCGCGGTGACATGTCACGGAAGCCCTGACCCACCTCAAGCCAAGGCACCTCATCAGGGTGCGCCCAGCCGGCGTTCATAGCCGCCTTCTTCATAATGTCAATGCGCCACCGGTCGAAGCTGACTGACGCAATGTTCATGTCAGCTGTCTGGAGGGCAAGAAACTCCGCCACTTGGTCGTAATCGACAATGCGGCCAGCCGTGGTGAACAAGTGCCCTTCAGCTACCCACAGCTCATAAGGTGCCTTGTCGCGGATGGCACGTTCGTGGATACCATCTGCTGGCGTGAACACCCACGGCTTGACGTGAACGCTGCCCGTGACGGGGTTGACGCACGCTGCCACAGCGGCCGTCAAGTCGACACGCGACGAGAGGTCAAGCGCAATGTGCACTGGCTCGCCGCTCGTAAACAGCTCATCGTCGACAATGATGTCGTTGGACTTCCACACCGAAGGCGCGATGAAGAGCTGTTGCAACGAAATCCGCATGTTGAGGTACAGATTTCGGAACGTCGCCTCGAACGACGGCATACGCTGCGCCCGTTCAGCCGCCTCCATGAATTCCTTCTCGCTGCGGAATATGCCCAGCGCGAAGTTCACACGCTTCCACAGAGCAGGGTCCCAGATGTTGTCGTCCTTGGTGGCTGCGTACAGCCGCAGCACGTTCTCCTTGTTGTCAGGGTTCTTAATGATGTCGTCGATGATGATACTGAGCAGGTCACCATCACTGGCCGCTTGCGTGCTGATGATCAGGCTGAGCGGTTCGTCCTGCGCGCCGCCCGCCGTCTCGAGCGCATCGTAGAGCGCATCCTGCGGGCCAACCACTTGCCCCAGCTCGTCATGTATGGTCAGCGCTGGGCTCAGGCCGTGGGCGGTAGTGGCTTCAGCGCTGAGCGCCTTATACTCCGAGTTCGTGCGCAGCCCGACGATCTTCTTGCCCGAGTCCGTGATCTGTACCAAGCCTTCGAGCTTAGGGTTCATGCGGATGGACTTGGCCGCATACTTGAAGACCACGGCGGCTTGGTCACGGCTGCGCGCCGCTGAGTAGAGGTTGCTGTTCGGCTTGGCTTCAGGTCCGAAGATGTGCCCCTCCAGCAGCGCGGCAATCAGGCCGGTCTTTCCGTTCTTGCGGGCAATGCTGAACACGCCCCGCCGCGTTATCAGCCGGCCGGTGCTATCGACATTGTCGTAGACTTCCTGAACGAATGACTGCTGCTCGGGCAACAGTTGCATCGGCTTGCCTACCAATGCGCCTTCAGGCACGTACACGTAGCGCTCGATAAACTGCTGCATTCGCTGGGCGCGACTAGGGCCCGCCGCCTTTACGCGGGCGGCTAGGGGTGCTTGCTGGACCTTTGGGGCGGTCCTGGTCGCGCCCTTGGGCCTTACTGCTGGCTTGGCGGGTTGGTTGGCCATGGGTCGGGCCCGGGCGGGGCCGGTGGCGGGGCGTGCCTGCTAGCGCGCCACTCTTGGTAGGTTTCGACGGCGATGAGATAGACGCATATGAGCAGCAAGATGACGACCAGCGACACCGTTGCGATCACATACGCTTCTTGGCTCACTGCATCATGCCGGGTGTATCCAGCCCGCCAGCCAGCAAGTCGTCATCCTCGATGGCCTTCGCCACGTTGCGCGCCGCTGCCTTGCGCCCGGCCTTGGCTTCCTGGCCGCGGATCGTGGTGCGACTCTGCGGCTGCATGCGTAGCTTGGTGCTCAGGCTCATGAGACGCGCCTCGGCGTAGTTGCGGGCGGTCACCTTGGGGTTCATCACTAAGTTGTCGTTGGCATTGGTGATGACCTCGCCTTCCTCTCGGATGTCGTTGGTAAGGCGCTCCACGTCGGCGTAGGCCCGGCAGTACATCTTAAGCAGAGGCACATCGCCCCGCGTGAAGAAATCCACGGGTTGCGAGTTGACCATGTCCAGCCAGATGGGCTTCTCTTCTTCCGTCAGCCCTTCGGCGTACGGGAACAAGGGCACATCAGGGGTCAGCGCCGCCTTGAGCTCGGCAGCTTGCTGATTGCCCCGTCGACCGAGGGCGGCATTGCGCTTGGTAGCCATGTCATATATCTCCGTAAGGGATGGGCCAGCCATCGGGCCCTATGACTTGGAAGCGTTTGCGTCCCTTGCGGTGCGCGCCTTCTGTCAGAATGGTCTTTTGGCTGTGATGAGTCTTGCACAACGTTCTAAGGTAGGCATGATCATACGGATCCAGGAGTTTTTCCTTGGCTTGTACGTGATCCACCTCCTCGCCAATGGTCTGCATGTGCAAAGTTGCACACACGGCGCAGTACGGATGCATCCTGAGATGCTCCGCACGTACGGACCGCCAGCGGGGGCTCCAATAAAACGCGTCGTTAGGCACGGCCGAGGTTGTACCACAGTACTGATCAAGTGCGTGATCGGTCCAGCAGGGTCAACATAGGGTCGCGCGTACGCGCGCACGGGCAGAACGTCGGTAAACCACGGGTCAGTTTCACTGAAACCGTCACACGTCAGTAGTCATCCATAGGTAAACG